TCAATCAGCAATTGGAAAAGGGGTTCATTCCTATGATATAGGAGATAAACCTATGTCCGACTATATTATTGAAGCAATTCACGACCGTCATGGAATTGAAGAGGGTGTAGGTAATGAGTTTAATATCTTACCAAGACTCGGATTAGATAGTAAAAAAGTTGAAGATGAATACTCATTAAAAGATTTAGAAAAAGGTACTCGTAATCACTACAAAAAAAGAAAAATTACCAATCCCGAATTGGCTCGTATGCCGATAGAAGATGTATTATTTCTTGCTGGATATGACCCAAAAACAAGAAAACCGCTTTCACAACACCCGATATATGGAGAAATGGATGCACCTATTATCCCACTTCATCACATTGAAGAAATGGAGAGTGAGGCTAAAGAGCGTGGCACTTTAAACGGTAGAGCAAAAGAAATGCGAACAGACATTGCTTATTTACAGTCACCACACGGCCCGCATCCCGATGAAGAAAAACCCGAACATTGGCAATTTGGTAAAGGTGGGAATCACACCATTGGACCTGCAAAGTTTTGGAGTAAACCATTTGCACAGTATGGTGGTGCTGGTTTGACAATGGCTACTTATAATGAAGTTATTCATAGTGTAGCACATAATGAAGATAAATTAACAGAAGAAGAAAAAATCGAGCAAGCCTATCAACAATTAACCGGAAAAAAAGAACCTACTCCTATTACTGGTAATACATTAAACACTCAAACTTCATTTAAAGAAAAACCAAAAGACATGTCATACCCGTCATCATCGTCATTATTTGAATTAAAAGATAGTGGGGTTTTACACCCTAATGACCTCAATGCATCTTTAGGTATGCATTTTGGACCCGAAGTAGATAAATCAATAGGTGAATATACAGATGTAATCGAAGGTAAAAAATCAAAGAAAAAGTTTGTTTATAATACAAACAACCAACTTTTACAAGATATATTTTCACCCGCTAATACTTATACAAAACTATCCAGCGGTGATAAACATAACTGGACAACGCATAAATCATCATATAACCCTCAATTGCAATATACACTTCGTCATATGTCTCCCGATGATAAGAAAAAATACAGCGGATTGGATTACATGAGTCATCTTATATCACATCATCCACTTACAACTTCGCCACCTAAAGCAACTTATGGTGCTAACTCATCGGACACTCCTATTCTCAATAAATCAAGAAATCAACACTGGCGAAAAACAATGTTGGGCCATACAAATGACCCACACAAGCCACAGAAAAACTCGGTTCAATCAATAAAAGATTTAGTAAGTGGTAAGATACCAGTAAGTTTTGGTGTGGACCATGAAGACTATATGGATTTCATGGGTTGGGGTTCAAAGAATGTTAATTTTGAAAATGCTAAAAAACACGCAGAATATATTCAAAGCCCCGAAACCGCTAAAAACATGCGTATTTTAACAGCAATAGCAAAAGAAGGAGGTACTAACTCACCTTCTCGTATTCATAACACCATAAATCATTTAGAAGAAGACGACCCTATGTATAGTGACATTAAAAACAGATTAGAAGAAACGGGTTCTGCATTAAATGAAGGAGATTTAGACGGTTTTAAAACATGGTTAAATGGTTTTGAGTTTAGTCTTCGACAAAGAAAAGGTGAAGAGGCTAAAAATAAAAACCAAGAAAACCGTACTTCTATAAAACCCACTACAGATACAGTATTTACTACAAATACTATCAACACCGCTTTGAAGTTTGGTAGTATGTTACCCGCTATGGAAAAAGAAACTCAATTGAATGAAAGACTTAATGAAATTTCGGAACAAATGCAATACGCTGATACACCCGAAGAGATTGAAGCAATGCGTCAAGAATTATATGAAGGACAGGCTGAATTAAACAAAATACAAAACCGTTCAGCAGAAGCCGTACTTGGTAAAGCGAGTAATTGGTGGAAAAAAGATGCAGGTGTAACACACAATATTGCAAAAAACAGTCGAAAGGCTGTACTTGAAGCCGCAAAAAAACTTTATCCAATGGTGATGGAACATGACCCAAGCCACTTTGATATTAACGACCCTGTAAAGTTTATGGCAAATCACGACCGGTTGATGCATGATGCTGAACGATGGATTGCTAATGCAGACCATGATGTTCACGGTATCAAATCGTCTGTGTATCGTATGCAAGATAGTACAAAAGAAGTTAGACCACAACAAAAAGGGTTTCATCGAAATGTTATGAGTCATATGCTCGATAACAGTTTTGAATTAAACGGTAACATGACACCGGATGAAGTCTTAGAAGGTATGGGCTTAGAAGGTAAAACCAGCGAACAAAAATCACGCTTAAGACAACATGTACAGCGAATAATTGATGAGTCAAATGCAAGAGAAGTTCCTTTGAATGTTTCTACAGTAGGACAGTTAATGACAAGTGGTAAGTTTAACGATGACTTTATGCTTCATAGAACGCATGCAGATGAGCAATTTGCTCAAGACCATCAAGAAAACGGTTTACACCATGCTATTGATAGCGCACAATCAAGACATAAAAATTGGAAAACACACCCTATTCATAATACTGTTGGACACGCCATAAATCATTTTAATACAAAAGAATTTGGTTCTAATATGGAAAATAATGGTTTATCGTATTATTCAGCCAGTGATAACGATGTGCATAACCGAGAAGGTGCTGGTAGTGGTAATAAAAAACGCTACACCCGTAGAACTAAAAATCGCCTCGATGGTATTGTATCTTTAGATGTTGATGCAGTTAATGATGATAACATGACACCAAGAATAGAATCGGTAAGAAAAGTAGGTATTGACACAGACCCGGTTCCTATTGGTGGAGTGAACCCTTCTTCTTTTGGTATCATGCCTACACACACTGGTGCTGATATGGTGCATTCTTCTGCTGTACCTCAACAGTCATCGTTTGGTTTTGAGTTTGATGCTCAAGGGCAACCGACGATTGGTACATTTACTGAACCTCAATTATATCATCCTACTTGGCAAGGCGCATTAGAAGAAATTCACGGAACACCGGAAACTAAACAACTACTTGAGTCAATGCCACCTCATCCAAATCCAACTCCACCGTTTTTAGATTATGATAAAGAAACTTTTAATGTGATAGGAGAAGAAAACCCTACTGCTCTTAACTTAAGTGAAATGAGTGATTACATTACTTCTCTTTTAAATCCCGATGTTATGCTGACAAAATCCGAAGACGCTAAATGGGTTCCTCCTGTAAGACCTATGCATCGTATTTTTGATTTAAGTGACCTTGAACACTTACGAGGGTTTAGTGGTTCATGGGTAGTGAGTAAATGGTATGATGGTAAGCGGGTTATTATCGTACAAAACGACGATGAAATTACCACTTACGATGAAAATGGTCGTAAAGTAGGATTAAAGAAAGCATTCAAAGAAAGTCTTGCTGAACTGAATGATAATAATTTTGTTATTGATGGTATAGTAGGTGAAGAGGATTTAAACATCATTGATATTATTACTTACGATGATACAAATGTAGCAGAAATGTTGATGCATGAGCGTATGAAAATCCTAAGAGGGCAGTTTGACAGTCACGAAAATGTCATTATACCCGGACCGCATGATACAAAAATGACTGATGAAGAAGGACTTGAAGACGCAGTAAAGATATTACAAGAAGAACATAAAATTGTTTTGTTGCGTGATAATAAGTCAACTTACATGAAAGGAGAGCGTCGTCATCCTAAGTGGTTGTTACTACGCAAAAGCCGTGACTTTAATTTTATAGTTCTTGACCGTAGAGGTAAAGGACCATTCACATATCAATTAGGTGCAGGACCAATCATTGATGGAGAGTCGTTAGGTAATCGTGCTGTTACTTACAAGAATCAATTTTACATGGATGTAGGAACAGCCCATAATCAACAACGGACTTTCAAAGTTGGTGACATTATAAGAGCAACTGTAACGGGTGTTACAAAGAAACGCAGAAAAGACCGTGATGTATTCAATGTTCAAGTTCGTGAAATTGAAAGTGAAGGTGAAGGTGAAGGTGCGGCCAGTGCTGAATCTCTTGATTTAATGACAAAATCATTTGCACCAATTCTTATTCCACATGATTTAGAATACAATGATGGTGTATTACAAGTAATACTCAAAGATGTTGATACTGTTTCATATCAAGTATCAAGAATTGAAGACCATTGGTACTTACATAACCCTTCTGCCGCATTAGGTGACTTAACAAAATCGAATTATTCACTTACATTAGCAGAAAGTTTGCATCCATATTGGCATCCATTAGCACCATTGATGCTTGAAGGCCACCTTGTTAAATCAAATGTAATGGATGAAGAAGAAATTCCTACTCGTGAACAACAAGAAGATGAATCGGCTGGTATATTAGAAGAAAAAGATGACAACCGACTTCTCAAACCCTCAACAAAGAAGGCACTTGAGGTAATTAGTCGGGCTTTAGACCTACTGGCTAAAGAAAAACTCACTTGGACAGGGCCAAGAGGCTTAGGAATAGACATGGCAACGCCAGTTGAGTCGCCAAGTGGCCCTACTAAATTGACAGAAGAGAGCAATTTACCCGACTACGATGGCAAAAAAAGACCCGAAGAACAAGAAAGGGATGTAGATTCGGGGGATGACGAGAAAAAACCTATCACACACATTGAAATGAAGACAGATGCAGACGAGTCTATCGTTTTAGATGATGAAGATGGTACTCCGACTCTTTCAGTGTGAAAGATACAGTCTATATACCATGACGAAGAATCGAAGGGTAATGTTGTCCCTAAAGCGACCTACCTCCGGCATTGCTCTCATTAAGGGCAGTTCCGATATGGTTATCGCTGGGTATGCATCAGTTGAACTGGTGGATAAACAAGGCGACCTTATTACCCGTTCAGCACTAAAGGATGCTTTTGGCGGATTCATGAAGAGTGAGAAGTTCCGCAATGTTCAACTCGCTCATTCTAACATTCAAGTAGGAGAAGTTATTGATTCCTATGTAGATTCAAATGGTCGGATGTGGAAATCCGAAGTTGATGACGCTGGTATGTTTGTCGTTGTTTCACTTCGTAACGACATTGAAAAGGCTCGTGAAGTAGCCAATGAGATTCGCAAAGGAGCCCTTAGAGGTTTCAGTATTGGAGGACAAGCATTCAAGCGAATGCGAAAGAGTGACAGTAGCCACGGCGACTACACTGAAATCTCCAAACTGGAACTACATGAGGTCACCATTTGCGAGAAAGGTATTAACCCGGAGGCGACATTCCGTATATTGAAGGAGGACACAAACATGAACGATGATAATGTATTAGGAGAACTATCCACAGTGCTGGACAGATTAAACGGACGACTTGACACTATGGAAAAGGGTGACTTACCTGCTTTCATGGAAGACAAGAAAGACGAGGCCGAAGATAAGCCTAAAGAAACCAAAGACGACAAAGACGACAAAGACGAAAAGGATGACGAAGATATGGACGACAAGAAAGAAAACCCGTTTGCAAAAGGCGATTATAGCGATGTCATTACGACAGATTACTTGAACTGGATGGAAAACACATTGAAAT